CTACATGCGCGTTGAACAGTCTGGAGTAGTAAGTACCGTCACGACTAGCCAGGAATGCCTCCTCTGGAGTACCAGGGTACTCTTGATGAATATCACCGCCGAGCTCTCTGTACTGCGTTATCCAGAAGTTCTTCTGCTCACGTGTAAGACACCGCCCTGTCTCAAGCTCCAGCTTCTCGAAGTACTCAAGAGCTTTACCATCGATAGTCTGCGTCACAGACTGTACACAGTCAGGATCATCGAGCCAGGACAAGAACACAGGGTAGAAGTCTTTAGCTGTCATCTGACCAGACTTGTGTGCTATCATAGCATTGTCCCACACAGTCTTGAACAGGTTACGGCCCTCAGCTGTGCTCTCTATAACTCCAGTATTACCAGGAGCTAGCGCCTGTAGCGTGCCGGTCTGTGTCTCCTTAGCTCGCTTAGGGTTTGCATTAGCTATCTTACCGAACTCAGAGATATGCATGCGCTGGAGCGTAGCAGACCTGAACGACACTCTGATAAAGATCGTGCTGTTGTTAGATAAGGCGTACTTCTTGGCATTATCTGCAACACACTTTATATTAAGGAAAGACTTCACGCTAGGTGCAAGCTCATCCCATAGAAACTTAGTTCGCTCCAGGAGTGTAGACGCCTCGTCGATACCTTGAGCCATCAGGCCTATAGTAAAGTTACTTCTAAAGGCGGCATCGTCAAAATAGCTAACAAGCCAGAAAGTAGAGATACCCTGCTGTCTAGACTTGAGTATGACCACACGCGTGTGCTGCCGTGAGCGCGCATAAACAATATGCTGCGCCTGGTTCATACGGAAAGTTACTTTGTCACCCCTCTTATCAACAATACTGTAGATATTGTTTAGCCGCCACAACTTAGAAGACAGGTACCGAGCCTCAAACTGCTCCTTAGTTAGCTTACTGTGATCTGGAGGAGTGTCATAGTGAGAATACAGACCCTTAAGATCAGGATACAACTCGTCGAAGACTTCCTCAGATATCCGCAGGTTTATCATCTAGCAGATCTCCATAAGTTGACCCTTGTTCTGCGCCACCGTACACATTCTGAACGTTAACTTGGGTAGTGTTGCTATTAAAGAAAGCAGTTTGCATGCTACAAAGTGCGTCACTCAATATTTCAAGCTCAGACACGTGTTGTGTAGTAGCTGCAGCTACACGTATGCGGCCAGATAAGAACTTAGCAGTGCATATCATATCCTGGGATAGCGCGTCCATAAGCGAGTGAACGCCCTTAAGCTCTGTCAGAGCGCCACCAACATCGTCCTGGATAGAAGCAGGCGCTCTATCTTTAGCTATCTCCATTAGCTCATCGAACATAGCGTCCTCTATATTCATAAACTCCTGGACTTTATTATCCTGCTGAGCCCTGGATAGCTCACGCTTAAGACGACGCACCTTATTAACGCTAACGTCTAACTCACCAGCAATAGCTATTGGGTCATCTTCGTTAAGAAGTCTGCTTACTATCTTGTATTTTTCGCTCATTATGCTCTCTCAACAGTTTAATGACTAAAGAGCTAAAGTTAAGCCCCTGCTTATCACACTCTTCTTTGATCTTGTCTACCATAAGAGTGTCCTCTGGACGTTTAGTCCTGGTAGAAAAAGTATATACCGACATAGCTATAGTACCTTATTAAATTTAATAATAATTATACTAAAAATGTGTACATTTGTACGCCTATTTATTACAATAAACTAAGTCGCATATTCCATGTGGCTTTCAAGTAACTAATAGGTGATAACATGAGCACAGACATTCCTGCACAGCAGACGTTTGAAGAGAAAGTAAATTCAGTAGCAAGCGCAATGACACAAGGTGAAGATGGCAACTGGGCAATACCAGATGACATCGAGGCAGCAGAAGAGGTACGCTACGCTGCTACACTAGAAAAGCGTCGACGTGACACCCAGGCAGCATACGGTAAGTCGCAGCAAGAACAAAAGCGCCTGGCTAGCGAGAATGCTAAGCTAGAAGCTGAGTGGGCTAAAGATGTGACAGCTAGTGTGACCGAGGAGCAGCGTGAAGAGTTAGCTACGCTGAAGCACGAAGACCCAGATGCCTGGAGAACTAAGCTAAATGAGATCGAGCAATCGAACACAGCAGCGTTTAAAACACGTCGCGAAGAAATTAGCACAAAGGCGCAGAATGAGACTGAAATCGAGTACCGAGAGCGTCTCATGTCTGACTTCACCGAAGCAAACCCAGGACTAGAGATAAACGACGACGTGATAGCTAATGACTTGCCACCACGGTTCGTTAAGAAGCTTGAGAGCGGAGAGTACTCATTCAGTGAGTTTCTAGAAGCTACTAAGGGTTACTTAACTAAAGGTAGAGTCATAAAGCAAGAAGACTCGCCTGATGACCTTAGCTTAGGTAAGCTACCTGGTGGAAGTAAACCTGAAGACTCTGCTGTTAACAGAGCAGCTACTGACTCATATAAAGACGAAACGTATTAAATTTAATAAATGTACATTTTCTATGCAAAGATGGTATAATTAAAGTCTGAGTGGAGTAGTATTAAACCTGTTTCAGGTTCTAAGAAACTCGACATTGTACGTAAGACTGGGTTACCATCTCTTGCAAGGCTTTGTGCTTATTAAACCTCACATTAATCATAAAGGGCACGATCATGGCTACAGCTGTTGTAAGCTTAACATCTGATCTAAAGCGCAAGAAGTGGATGCGCGAAGGCTTGGTGCAAGCAGCAAGCAAATCATTCTGGGCACCGTTTACTGGGTCTACTTCAGACGCAGTGGTATTCCAGTCCAATAACGAAAATTCTGGCGAAGGTCATACCGTAGTATTTGACTTTGATGGCAACCTATCAGGTAAAGCTATTAAAGGTAAAACAACTGCTTACGGTAAGGGCGAGCAGAAAAAGAAATTCTCTGATAAAGTTACGGTTGAGCGTTACCGTCTAGTAGTAGACAATGGTGATAAGTTCGACGGTGTCAATATCGGTGACTTGACAATTAACGAGCACTCTGATTCACGAAATAAACTTGGCGACTTGTTTACTCGTTTTAAAGATCAGTCGATCTTTGATGCTGGTCAAGGTTTGTTGAATACAAACGAAGACGGTGTGCAAGCGCCTACTCATGTTATCGACTTGGGTACTACGTTTAACTTCGCTGCTTTGTTAGACATCGAGAAGACGTTAAAGACTTCTAATGGCTTCACTACTGGTGGTGTGCGTCGTCCATTACAGCCTTACATGCTAGCAAATGGTGAGCCAGTATGGCTGTTTATTATCGATGCAGCAATGGCTAACTTGTTACGCAGTGACACAGCTGGCTATCAGACGTTGATGAAAGATGGCGATGTTCGTGGCTCAAACAACCGTAACATCAAAGGTGTTATCGGTAAGCTTGGCCCATTATTGATTGTAGAAGCAGACCAGTTCTTCGGTTCTACTGCTGGCACAACTTCAGGTTGGGGTCTTGATGACTCTGAGATTGAAATGTGTGGTCTACGTCAGTACGATGGAGCTAATCCGACAACTGCGTTGTGGACTGGTCAAGAAGGCTTCGACTACGGTTCAGCTAACTTGCACTCACGGGGCTTAATCCTTGGCAAAGGTGGTCTACAGACTGCATTTGGTAAGCAACCAGACTATAAGTACCAGCCGTCACAAGACTTTGGTATTAAATCTGAGTCTGCTGTTGAATTCTGGATGGAAGCTCGTAAGACTAACCTTCAAGCGGAAAACGAGACCTACAAGCAAGCCAAGATTTCTGGCATTGACTTCGGTGTTGTCGCTGTTGACGTAGGAGTATAATAGTATGGCTTACACGGATTACACTCGTGAAAAAGACTTTATGCAGAAGAAAGCTGAAAGCTTCTGCGCTATAGAGTTGAATGAAGGCACTGCATCTTACGAGATGCCCGTTGCTGGCGGAACAGTCTCTTTGGCGAACTTGCCACCTGACTGTATTATTACCAACGCTTATATCCACGTCAAGACTGTATCTGACGCTGTGACATCTTCGACTGGTAAGATCGGTACTACTGATGGTGGTTCAGAAGTATTGTCTGCAGCTAACTTAAAAGCAGCTGTTGGTAAAGTTGGTACCTTCACTGGTCAATCGCTGACCGGTACTGGTAAGACACTTTACTTCAACGTGGCTAAAGTTGGTGGTGACGGTACAGCAGTTGGTAAAGTCGTGATCGTAGTTGAGTATCTCGAGTACACCAAGAAAACTGGTGAGTACACTTCACTATAGCAGTGAATAAAGCAGGTCAGCGATGGCCTGCTTTATCCTAAGAGGCTAACGTAATGACAATCGGCTTAGCAACATCACTACGCAACACGCGTATGAACGCCATCACAACGGCGATAGATGCAGGCGCAGGTCCTGGTCTACTAAGAATTTATGACGGCACGAGACCTGCTACAGGCGGCTCGGCCACTACTCTATTAGCTGAACTAACATTCAGCGACCCTTCGTATGGCGCAGCATCATCTGGCGCTATAACAGCAGCTCCAGTTACCTCAGACCCAGCAGCCAATGCAGCAGGTACTGCTACTTGGGCTAGACTCGTTGACTCCAACGGCGTGTTCGTTATGGATGCAAGTGTGTCTACTGCAGGTGCAGATATAAATCTAAACTCTACTACAATAGCTATCGGCTTACAGGTAGAGATAACAAGCTCTATACTAACAGATGGTAACGCGTGATGAAACAGTTTGCTACACTACTAATGTTATTACTTTTAACGTCAATGGCTAACGCTACTGACATTGTATTAACGTGGGATAAACCTCTGGAGCGCGAAGATGGTAGCCAAACTGAGACGATTGGTAGATTCAATCTTTATACGACTATTGATAATGTTCTTCAAGACGTTAACGAAATTCCAGGCGATGCTCTTAGCTTTCAACTATCTGAAGTGGAAGCAGGTAATTACACGTTTCAAATAAGCACTGTTGAACGGTATGATTACCTAGACAAACCTACAGAGTACTTAGAAGGCGCGTTGTCTGATCCTATCAGCGTGAATATAAC